TTGATTTGGTCAAAATCAAGGTCAGAAATCTGTAAACGAGCGTTAGCCATTTTCTTATCTAATCCGTTCTAAGAAAAAATTAATTGTAATTGGGTCGGTTCTATTGATAACAAAAAATTCCATTTCTACATTAAACCCATTTCTGTCAAAATCTGCAATAGCATTAATTCTTGAAACTCTAGCTCTAGGTTCGTAGTTTAATATTGTTTGTTCTATTTCTGTTTCTATGGAAGAAGCAGTAATCGTATCCATATTTTCAAACAAAAGTCGGCGAATATTACTACCAATATCTGGTTGAAATGGTCTCTCATAGTGATTAGTTAACACCAAATTCTTTATAGAATTGATGACCGCCATATCACCAACATGGCGGTTTATGTCTTTTTTGACTGGATGAATAGTGAAATTTAAGTCTAAATCACTATATTCCCGAGCGATATTTGTGGTTACGGTTGCCATATCTTATTTATGCGTTCAGCCTAGAAAGTAGTTTGTCTGTTCCAATATAATCTTCAATCAAAGTGCTTTCTGATTCTCCCAAATTTTGCAATTTACGAAGCTCTTGATAATCTTCCGACACAGCTTTTAGATTGGCATAATAATTTTTATCGTGATTTTCTCTGTTTGCCAAAAATATAGTGGTGTTCGCCAGCTGGCTATCAATTGTTGTAACTACCGATAAAGAAAGATTTGAGGTGTGGACTGTGTTTGAGTAAGCTCCACTTATATCTTGTGTTACTGTTATACTATTATTAATTATATTATAGTAAGTTGAAATTATACTTGAGTTTGCATTTATCTGTGGGCCAACAAAAAGACTAGTAAAACTACCTAAAATTGGTGCGGTGTTAACGATTCCGTCTGTTTGATTAACAAGATACATTGCTGATTTGCCATAACCAATTGCTGGATCTTTATATGGTGAGGTGTAAATGGCTGAAGTATTGGCACCCACATCATCATCATAATTTCTTACTCCTGAAAGCCTATCAGTATGTAATTTGTAAGATTGGCAAACCGTAGCCAAATTAGTATTTGCAATATTAGCAAATAGAGTAGTAATTGTTCCGGTTAATCCTTGTAATCCATTGGCTGCAGTAACAAGCGAAACAATTAAATTTGCAGAATCACTAATACTTTGCACATCTGTAGCCACAGGGTTTTTATAATATCCGCTTACATTACTAGTTGCTAAATCTTTTCCAGACCAAGAAGTAAGTAAAGCAGGGACTGCATTTAATTGTGCTTTTGTTTCGTCTGAAAAATTTTGTATGGTTTCATTTGGATCATCAAAGTTGTATCCAAGTCTTGCAAAAACTCCTGCTGAATTTGCTATTGTTGTCATTTTATTTCTCCATTATAAATTAAATCATTGGCAAAGTTGGAAATCCTGTAATTCCTCTTGGTGCAGGATGTTGATGAGCATTATACATTGTGGTATTAACTATATCTGTCATCAAAACAGAAGTCATTATTAAAAAATTACCAAGAGGTGCAGCCACAGATACATCAGAAATAATTGGTCCCACCGTGGTGATAGAACCAGGTATTGCAACTGGAGTTGCTGGAGTTGGTTTGCCAAGAGAAAGTCCTCCAAGAGCAGATGTAAATCCAAATGGTCCAGCTGTAACACCCATACCTCCAGTTACTCGTGTTGTTGCAACAAGCGAATCACAAGTAGCTGGTCCATACACATTCAAATCTGAACCTATGTCAACCGATGTTGCAGCACCAAGTCTTACAGAACCGCCAGTCTTTTCATTTGCAGAAATTGATACATCATCATCACCTGATATAGAAATATCTTTAACTGCTCTAACATTATATTGGCCTTTAACAGCAAGATTATAATCACCAGTAACGGACTGATTAAAATTGCCTAAAACTTCCATATTACAATCACCACGCACAGTAATATTACAAACACCTTTTATTAAAACATTTTTATTTTTAGCTACAATTTCATAACCATCACCAAATATTTTTACAACTTGGTCACCATTGGGGTGCATTTCAATAAAGTTTTTTGATTTACCATGTTGAATACGAACTCTTTCACGAGTAGGTGTATCATCCATTTCAAATGAATGTCCGCCTTCAGTTTGTTGAATGTTATTATATGGATATTCTGGTTTAGTTTCATCGTTTGCAGCAGATTCTGGTTCAATCCAGGTGCTTTCAATTGGAGGTCTTTCATACGTTGCCATAATTATCCTCCATTACTATTATTAATAATACCAGAAACACTATTCATATTATTTTCAGCAACAAGCGTAGCGTTAATTGATGATTCTTCAACTTCAACAAGAATTTCTGTTAGTAATTCTGAATCTAAATCACCACCATCTGTGGTTGAAACAGAAGTTAAATTTGTAGCAGAAGCTAATATTGTTACAGTATCTTTAACAACAGTTTCTACTCCTTGAGTAAGTTCATTTCTAGCATTATTTAAATCGCTAGCAGCTTCTCTCAATTCGGCAAAAGATCCTTCTTCTGGTGTTCCTGGTGGTTCAGTAATCAAATCACTAGTTGGATTTTGTGCGGCAAAGTCAGCTGCTTCTTCAGCTGAAGCTTCATTCCAAGCGTCAGAGAAAATACTTGCAATTGTTTTATAAAGTCTTGTTAAACATTCTTTTAACATTGCAAATATTTTTGCTGGCAAACTTAAAATCCATTGAATTAGTTTTTTTATTTTTACAACAACATCAAGAACATATTTTTGAAAATCAAGAACGGGTTGAATATATTCTTTTTGAACATATCTAATAAAAGCAGCTGCAGCTTTTAATTTCTCAATAACGGTAAAAATAAGTCCAGATGGTTCTCCAAAACCTAATGCAAGTTTGACAGCACGAATTCCATCTCTAATAAACCTAGAGATGGCTTTAATATATTTTTTTAACCCAATGTTTTTTTGAATATCTAAAGAAAAATCACAAACATGAGATATTTGAGAATTCAAATTATCAACAATTGTGCCCTCAACAATGCCTACACCTAAAGCAGGTGGGTTTGAAGGCAAGTTATTTTTTTTGTCATTAGAATCAGCAGATGTTAATGAATCTACCTTTGCTACATTAGGACTTGGTATAGCTTCCGTAGCCATTATGATGTTCCTTTTTTAATCATTTTCATTGCATTATTAATTATTTCACGATAACAAGAATCTTGCTCTGCATGACAAGTATCAAGCACAATATCATCATGGCAATGGCAGTTTGTTTTTTTCATTTGTTCAGCAAACTCTTTTTCAGTTAATACTCCAGCAAAATATTTTTCTTCCAATATTTTTACTTTTGCAGCCAACTTATGTAGTTCCATTAATTTACTCATTTTATTCCTGGTAAAACTCCCATCATTATTGGTTGTTGTGCATTTTCACCATCTAAAAAGAAACCAACAATCCAATCTCCAATTCTTGGAGCAGAGAAATTCTTAGAATCATTAATTGGATGCATTGGGTGAGCCCAAGGTAAATCATTTGTAGGAACTAAAGTCTTTTTTTCAGAATGCCATCCAAATATTCTTACACGGCATCGACCAATGGCTAGAGGGTCAAGTCGGTCCTCAACAATTCCAACCCACCATATAAAACCATTTTTACCAGCAAAATCGGTATTTTCCACTAATATATTCCTGCTTCAGATTGTTTTAATAAATTGCCAGCTAAAACAAATTCATTGTTTGTAGAATCAGATGATATTTCACAAATCGTTTCATGTCTATCCGGTTTAATCATATGTCTTGTTCCAATTATCAAATAGTTTCCAGATATAGATTTATCTATGTTGTCGGAATCATTTAAAGAAAAAGCATGAGCATTTAAGTTTAAAACAAAACCAGAACTAATTGCAAAATTACCAGGTAATGTTATATTCATTCTTCTTTGTAAAAGGCTATTTAAAAGTGCTTTTCTTTGAGGAATATATGTATGAGTGTCATCAATAATGGTTGCAGATTTATTATCATTTTTTCTAACATATGATGTATCAAATCTGCTTGTTTGATATGGATACAAAACAACTTTAGAATCATACATTTGTGAAGCATTTTTATTTTCTCGGTTCAATCCTGCCGAAGCCATTGGAAACTGATTTAAACTCTTATCTTTTTTGAAAGTGTTATTAATGTCTAAGCGAGTTATTTCAACATTTCTTGTAAGCACATCAAACCCAATAAATTTATTGGCAAAAAAACCATTTCTTATATTTTCTAAAAAATCAAAAGCTACCGTAAAATTGAAATCACGAATGCCTAAAAATTCACTAGCAACCGAATCGTTTAAATTTTTAACATTGAAATTAATTTTTAAAATTGGCCCACTAGAAATTAAAGTTGATAAAGAAACAAAATTAAAACCAACTTTATTTTCAAAAAATAAAAAATTAGCTTTATCATTAACATTAACGGCTCTTTTAGATAACCATTGCACCGTTTCAAATGGCGTTAAAAGAGGAACAATAGAGCTATGAATTCCTTTTGGTTTTTCTACAATACCAATTTTTTTATTTGGAACTTTTAAATAATTTTTTAATACCGATACCACTATTTTATCGTATGTTCCAGAATAGTATTGGTTAATTTTTTGTTGCTCGGAATAAATTAATTCTTCTGAAACAAAATGTAAAACATATATTTCAGTATTTTGATTTACATTTGTTCTATTTGTTTGTT